AAACTTGGTGAAGTTACAAATTTAATTAAAGAAAGCAAGTGGCCAACAGCAGGACCTCAGGGTTTCCAGGTTGCTAATTCATGTAGGTTTGATGCTGGTGGTAGTACACAAATGAATAAAACCATTTCTAGTACAAGTACAACGTGGACATTTTCTTGCTGGATCAAACTTAATCCTACTGGAACTAATCAATATTTAGCTTCATGGGATATGGGTAGTGGAGAATCTTTGGGAATAGGTATAGAGGCTTCTTCAAATCAATTATTTATCTATACATCATCAACTGGACAAGCACCAAAACTCTATGATGGAAAATTGAGAGATCCTGGTGCATGGATGAATATAGTAATAAAAAATAGTAGTGGAACAATAACTTCATATATTAATGGAACACAAGCAAAGACAAGTATTACTGGTACTGCTCTAGCAAGTGGAACTTTAAGAATTGGATGTTGGACAGGAAGTAATTTTTTTTATGATGGCTATATGTCAGAAGTAGTTTTAATTGATGGTACTGCATATAATGCAGATAGCTTTGGAGAATTTAATTCTCAAACAGGAATTTGGGTCCCAAAAGATGTATCTGGTTTAACTTTTGGCAGTGATGGTTTTTATTTAGATTTTAAAGATAGTGCTAATTTAGGTAATGACGCAAATGGTGGAACTGATTTAACAGAAGTAAATTTAACATCAATTGACCAGTCGACAGATACATGTTCCACTAATTTTGCAACAATGAATCCTTTAGATTTAGGTGCAACAACAGGGGGAGAATTTTTACAAGGAAATCTTGATGTTCACATGGGTGGAACTGCACAAGGGGTTTATTATTCTACTATAGGAGTTTCATCTGGAAAATGGTATGTAGAAGTCAATCCTGATAGTGGCAGTGGTGGTAATAGTTATATTGGAATATCAGGAAATGCAAATAATTCAAGAGGTGCTAATGATGGCTTAGGCGATCTTGCATTTGATTATGGTTATTACCAATCAGATGGAAGTCTAAGAAATAATGATAGTGATTCATCTTATGGCTCATCTTATTCTAATGGTAATATAATAGGAGTTTATTTAGACCTCGATAATAATAAATTATATTTCTCAGTTAATGGTACAGTTCAAAATAGTGGCACAGGAATTTCAATTAGTGCTGTAACGAACACACCAACAGGAAATTATTTTTTTTGTGTTGGAGATGATAATGCCTTTGCAGAAAGAAGATTTAATTTAAATTTTGGTAGTCCTATAGAAAGCATTTCATCAAGTAATACAGATGATAATGGATTCGGAAATTTTGAATACTCTCCTAATATAACAGGAGATGGTTCGGCTAAAAAATTTTATTCTCTTAACACAAAAAACTTAACGACGGTACTAGCATAATGGCAATTATAGATAAACCCTCAGATTATTTTAATACTAAATTATATGTTGGTAATGAATCTACAAATGCAATTACAGGTGTAGGTCATCAACCAGATTTCGTTTGGATGAAAAATAGAGCTTCAGCTTATTATCATGGTTTGTATGATTCTGTTAGAGGAACAGGAAACACTAAATCTTTATATTCAAATGCTAATGAAACAGAAGGTCAAAATTCTGGAAATATGAATTTAGCTTCATTTAATTCTGATGGTTTTACTTTAGGAGCAACTTCTTCTACAAATATTATTAATAAAAGTTCTCAAAATCATGTATCATGGAACTGGAAAGCAGGAACAACTGCTATCCCTTCTGGAAGTACAACTGACCCTTTGGGAGTTAGTATTAATACAACATCTGGTTTTGGTATTTATAAAATTACTTCTCCTGCAAGTGGTAGTTATGTTTTAAAACATGGTTTAGGTAAAAAACCTAAAATGGTTATTGTAAAAGATTTAGAAGCAGTTCAAAAATGGATGGTTTGGTCTGATACTTTTTCAAATGCTACTAATGATTATATAAAACTAAATTCTACAGATGCAAAACTTAGTTACTCTACTTGTTGGGGTACAATGAACTCAACTGATTGTACCATTTCTGTTGGTGGAACTTTAGATGCTAACAACGACCATGTAGTTTATATTTTTACTGATGTAAATAGTTATTGTAAGCATGGAAGCTACACAGGAAACGGAAATGCTAACGGACCATTTGTTTATACAGGATTTAAACCAGCTTGGGTTTTGCAAAAAAATGTAAGTGCTACTCAAGGTTGGCAATTACAAGATAATAAAAGAAATGGTTTTAATGGTGCTAACAAACTTTTACAACCAAATGATTCTGCTGCTGAAAGTGATGTAAATAGAATAGATATATTATCAAATGGCTTTAAAGTTATTACAACAGATGCTGGACAAAATAGCTCTGGTGCATCATACATTTACATGGCTTTCGCTGAGAATCCATTCGTAGCTAGCAATTTTGTTCCTGCAACAGCCCGATAATTAATGAATTTAGTATATAGACAACTGCATAATTTTAACTTATAAGGAGAACCAATATGTATGCAAAAGTAGAAAATAACGTAATAGTAAAAGCTAACTCAAGCCTAGCTTCTTTTAATAGAGCAGCACCATCTTGGAGTGCAGAGCAACTTGCGGCTAACGGAATCTATGAAGTAGTATATAACAACACAAATTTAAAAGACTCAAGATTTTATATCAATGGTGCAGAGAGTTTTACTTTCGCAAATGACACAGTAACTGCAAGTTATACCGCAGCAGTAGGTAAAGCATTAGACGACGTTAACGAAGTTGACGAAGAAGGCAACGCCTTACTAGATGATGACGGTGTTCAAGTAGTAACACCTGGTTTAAAAACTAATGAAAAAAATCAAATTAAAGCTCAAGCAGCAGGATTATTACAATCTACAGATTGGTATGTCGTAAGAAATGCAGAATCTTCTACAGCAATTCCAGCAAACGTATCAACTTTTAGAACAGCAGTTAGAACAAAATCTAACGAAATAGAAGCATCAATTGATGGTGCAGCTTCGGTTGAAGCAGTAGAAGCTTTATTTACTTACACTACAGGTGCAGATGATGTTGCGTCTAGACCTTTGGGTGAGTGGCCTAAATTATAATTCAAAAACCTCGTCTACTTAAATCGGTTGAATTTACCAACCATTTGATATACTACCTAATAAACAGGTTTTTATATGCTACAAAAATTAGGCTTTGCTCCAGGATTTAATAAACAAGTCACAGAAACAGGTGCCGAAGGGCAATGGTTTGATGGAGACTTTGTACGTTTTAGATATGGTTCACCGGAAAAAATAGGTGGCTGGGCTCAATTAGGGGAATCTAAATTAACCGGTGCAGCAAGAGCTCTCCATCATTGGGATGATAATGCTGGTGTTAAGTACGCAGCAATAGGAACTAATAGAATTTTATACGTGTATTCTGGTGGTCTTTATTACGACATCCATCCTATTAGAACTACTTTAACAGGAGCTAATTTTACAAGTGTAGCAAGTCAACCGACAGTTACAATAACATGTACTGGTGCTCATGGTTTGTTAGAAGATGATATTGTATTGTTTGATTCTGTTACTGGATTAAGTGGTTCTACTTTTACAAACGCTACGTTTGAAGATGAAAAATTCATGGTTACGTCTGTACCAAGTGGTACAACTTTTACAATTACAATGGACACCAATGAAGCCGGTACTCCTTTAAGCACTGCAGGATCAACTTCTGTTCTTTGTTATTATACTGTAGGACCCGCTCAACAACTTGGAGGTTTTGGTTGGGGTGCAGGTTTATTTGGTGGTACGTCTATTGGTCCTTCAGCAACAACTTTACAAACAGCTTTAACAAATACTACGGGAACAACTATAGTTTTAAATAGTAGCTCAGCGTTTCCGGCAGCAGGGACAATACAGATAGGTTCTGAATTTATTTCTTACACAAATAATAATACAACTACAAATACTTTAACCGGTGGTGCTAGAGGAGTTGACGGGACTACTGCTGCAACCCACAGTGCTGGAGCTACAGTAACTAATGTTACTAGTTATAATGGATGGGGAGATCCTGCTTCTTCTGACTTTACTATTGATCCTGGTTTATGGGTTTTGGATAACTATGGTACTAAATTAATTGCACTTATCTATAACAATAAATGTTTTGAATGGGACGCTTCAGCAGTCAATGCTACAGCAAATAGAGCAACCATATTACCTAACGCACCCACAGCATCACGTCATGTATTGGTTTCAACTCCCGACAGACACTTAGTATTTTTTGGAACTGAAACTACTGTTGGGGATCCTACAACTAAAGATGATATGTTTATTAGATTCTCTGATCAGGAAAGTATTGATCAAACTGATTCATATACAGTACGAGCAGAAAACACGGCAGGTACACAAAGATTAGCAGATGGTTCTAAAATTATGGGAGCTATCAAAGGTAGAGATGCTATATACGTTTGGACCGACACTGCATTGTTCTTGATGAGATTTGTTGGAGCACCTTTTACTTTCTCCTTTGAGCAAGTAGGGACTAACTGTGGATTGTTTGGTAAGAATGCAGCAGTAGAAGTTGATGGGTCTTCTTATTGGATGTCAGAAAATGGTTTCTTTACTTACGACGGGCAATTAAAATCTATGCCTTGTCTTGTTGAAGACTATGTTTACGATAGTATTAATGACACGTCTCGTGATTTAATTAACTGTGGACTAAACAATTTGTTTGGTGAGATAAATTGGTTTTATTGTAGTGAAGGTTCGGATGTAGTGGATAGAGTGGTGACGTATAATTATTTAGATTCATCAGCAAAACAACCTATATGGACTACAGGTAGCCTGGACAGAACAGCATGGCAAGATTCTTCTGTATTTAACAAACCTCACGCAACTTACTATACTTCTACCGATGATGATTCTTTTGATGTTACTGGCAATACCGATGGTATTACTATATACTATAATCAGGAAACAGGGACCGACCAAGTAAATGCAGGGGGAGTTGTAACAGCTATCCAAGCAAACATATTATCAGGTGATTTTGACATCACTCAAAAAAGAAGCAATACAGGTCAAGCTGTGGGAACACC